ATCTATGCTGGTGGACAGTATGGACAAGCTCAGTTCGTAGCTGGTGAGCCAGTTATGCCTTCTGGATTCGTGTTTGAAGGAGTAAGATTCTTTGAATCTACAAACTTCCCATCTAAGACAATTACGGTCGATATTGGAGATGGAAACGGTGCAGTATCAAAAACAACTCCTGCTGGATTGTTCTTTGGTCCTCAAGCTATCGGTGTTGGTATCGGTGGTCCTAACGCTCAAGTTTTAATTAATAACAATGATGACTTCTCCAGGTTTATCATACTTATTTGGCAATTATATGCTGGATTTGCAAACTTGAATAAGGACTTCATTACCACTTCCTTTACAATTTCAGAATAAGGAGGATTAACTAATGGCAACTTACAAAAGTAACGCAGGAGCAATCTTGCAACCTGGAAATCAGATCAACAAGCTATCCTCATTTAACAGTGAAGGTGTACTTGGTTGGCCTGGAATTGAACTTTTTGAACAGATTGGTTATGTAAAAGTAACTAACGTAGCAGCTGATAAAGCTAGTTTCAAAAGTTTTAGTATCACTGTACCTTCTCCAGATAGAAGAGTAAGTGACAGAGTGAGAGATGACCGCACAAGTTTAGTGGTCAATGCAAGTGCAGCTAGACCTGCATATGTTTATGGAGCTTCCATAGCAATTGCACAAGATGACCCTGCAGGTGGTCTTGCATCTTTCCCAGCATCTCCAATAACAGCAGATCTCGGTGGTACAACTGGCGAGCTTATACTACTTGGTCCTGATAATAGTGGCTCACCAATTGGTGTTCCAGCTACTCAATTGTTAGGAAATGCTGCAGCTCATAGTTCCTTGACCGCATCTAGTTCACTATTTGCTCAGGGTGCATCTGACACAACAACTGGTGACGTACCATTTTGGACATCTGTAACATCAACAATCGAAAGAGCTGATGCTGCAAATTCAATGATGTACAAAGTAACAGCCGACACAACTTTTAAAGTTTATAATGTCGATGCTATTACTGGTACTTCAGTCAATGGTGATGGTGTATTTATCTCAGCTGACGATTCAACTGCTGGTAGAGCAGCTTACATCGTTTGTAGAGTTAACTACTTACGTCCAGCTACAGCTGTAGCTTGGAGTGATGTTTCTTCCTTAGTGGACTTTGCTTCACAAGTAGGTGGAACAGATTCATAATCTATATTTTATAGTTTAGTGGAAAGGCGAGTCATTATGGCTCGCTTTTTCATTGTCAATAAAAATTTATTGAGTTAAGCTATTTAAAGAAGGATTTTTAAAATTATGCTGTATCAACACAAAATTAATGGAGGGATAGTAGAAAAGATATCTCAACATGGAGAGGGAGTTTCAATGGTCATTAATGCTAATGATGAAACTGAATATGTAAATGATGAAGATTTAATTCCCTGTGTAGCTGCTACAGGTGAAAAAATAAAGACAGAAGAAAGATTAAAAGCAGAATTAAATGCTACTGGTGATAGAGAGGCAAAAGTTAGTAACAAAGAAACTTTTCCTTTAGATACTAGATTAAACATTAATACTGCAGGTGCTAGACAAATAGCAGATGCTTTACCTGGGGTAGGATTAAAGACTGCAAGAGATATAAAAGATTTACAGACTACACTTTCAGGTGAAAGGTTTACAAAGCTAGAACAGTTAAGAGGTATTAAGCGTATAGATTGGGACGAAATATTTAAAGAAAACTTAGTGAGAGTAGACTAGTAACAGGTAAAATTTACTTGTTTGAATGAAGCTAGATACCTTTATACAATCGAAAGTGCGTTGGCATTTAGGTTATAACATAACCTCGATACCAGCTGGTGACCAAGCTAGACTAGAAGAAGCTATAAATAATGTTCAGGATTCTTTTTGGGTTAGTAAAATAATTGAGCAAGTTGGACGTTGTGATGAAGCTGAAAAACGTACAGATATGACTGGAAGTATTAATAATGACACTGTTCCAAGAAATAGAATTGAGAGTATAGCTGGTGACGTTGATCGTACAGTTGCAACTTCTGATTTTAGAGAAGTTTTAAAAACTTGGACAGAAATTTATATTTATGAAACAGATAGATTAGCAATGCATTTATATGTACCTAATTATAGGAATCCAGCTCAAGCAAGATATAGATTTAATAGAGAGGGAGCAGAATTTATACAAGCACTTCCTGGACCAGCAGACGTTGCTGTTGGTACAAGATTATTATTAGAACTTAATCATAGATAATGAGTATTGGACAATTTGGTATTGAAAAACCTAGTTATAAAATTAAACCTAAGACTTCATTAGGATATCAAATTGGTTTAAATAGAAGTGAACCATATAAAGAAAGACGACCTGATCCAAATGTTTTTGCAAGTGAAAGTAGTACTAGAATGGCAGGAGATAGGTTAATTAATTTGTTCGATATTAGAGCAGGTGAGGAACCTATAGCACAAGTTAAAGGTGCTGAACTACCTAGTAGATTTACTAAAACTTTACGCTTATCTATAGCAAATCAGGAGAATCAAGATGGCTAACAAAAAAGGTAAAATGCCACCACAATTATTAGAATATTTTAAAAATAAAGGTAAAAAGAAAGAAGATGGTAAAGAAATGTCTGATAAAGAAAAGCGTAAAGAAGCTTTAGATAAATCTAAAATGGCTAAAAATAAAAAAGAAGATAAGAAAGATAAGTAAAAAAGCCTTCCTATATAATTAAATTAAGTCTATGAATAAATAACGTGGCAAGTAGTAGTTCAAACAAACAACCATTAATGGTTGATCGACCAGCAACAAGTTCAACACTATGTACAGTTGCCTCTGGACAATCATTTTTGACTAGTTTAATTCCAACAGCGGTTGGTAATGCAACAAAAGTATTTGATGTTGATTCTGCATTGACTGATACATCAATAAGTGGTGCATATATTGATGAGATTTGGTTTACATATTCGAAGAGAGCTATACAAAAATTAGATGCTGTCACAGCCACCACCGCAACCTACAGTGCTGCTACAACTGTTTGTACAATAACCGTATCGGGAGGACATAATTTAGAAATCGGACAAAAATTATTCTGTGACTTTTTAACATACAACACAGGTACTGTTCCAAAAGATGATACTTTTACAGTTGCGGATACAACTAACTTTACTGCTACAACTTTTGACATAACTATTCCAAATATTCCAAGTGGAACTATTAGTGGTAATGTTTCTATTTCTTTACCTGTTGATTTTTGTTTTTATTTAGTTAGTACAGGAACAATTACAAATATTAACCAATTCTTTCCTTTATTTACTCAAAGTATTCCTCAAGTATCAGAGAATCAAATATTAAGTACTACACTAACTGAAAAATTACCATTAATTAATCATCCTGTAGTTCAATCAGGAGCTGCTAATTTTGGTGCATCTAATAATGAAATAGCTCCAAAACAAAGAGGTTTAATGTTAAGAAGAGGACAGGCATTATATGTAGCTGCTAGTGGAGCTACTGCTTTAACTAATGGATTCTACTGTAATCTTCAGGGTGGTTTCTATTAAAGATAATGTCATTTGGATTCGATAAATTTGATAAAAAATCGAATTTTGAATTTAAAAAACAGTTTAAAAATTTTGAAAATAAACCAAAAGAACCTAGTATTTATCCTAGAGGATCTGATGGATATGCATTAGAGAGTGAAGTTAAATTTTATAATCAAGATTCATTGTGGACTAGATGGAGGAGAGGTTATGAATTATATACATTTACACAGCAGATATTAGGATCTACTTCTAAAGAAAGAGATAAAAGAGGAGACTATAGATTATTTTTTACTTTTCAACAATTTCCAGGAGTTTTTATTCCTGCAAGAATATTTACTTTTCCTTCTACTAATCAAGAATTAGGAGAGCACATTTGTGGAATGAGAGATACAGATGGATTTAGTTTTTATGATTTTGGATTACCAATATTAGATGTTAGATATTTAGCTCCTTCTGTAAATGCTACATATTCTCAAAGTGGTACTACTTTAGTAGTAACTAAAAATGATCATGGTTTATTTCCAGGCGATAATGTTTATTTAGATATATCTACAGGTAGTGCGACAGATGAGACACTAACAATTTTAAGTAAGACACAGAACACTTTTACCCTCACTGCTTCAGGATCTGCAACTACATCAGGTAATGTTGTTTATCACAACTCAACTGCATTTAATGATACTCGTTGGAGATTTATAAGAGTAAAACTAAGATCTTTACCTACTGAAGTTGCTTTCTTAGCTGGAGAAAGAATGGCAGATCGAATAGTTGAAAGGGATTCTGGAATATCTTCAACATATTCAAGATCAGGTTCTGAAGTTACTGTGACTTGTAGTTCTGCTCATGGTCTATCTACAGATAATAAAATTTTTGTTGATGTAAGTACAGGAGCTGTTATTTCAGGTAGATATACAATTGAAGTCACAAATGCCACACAGTTCAAATTTACTACTATTCCAACTGGAACAACTTCAGGAAATCTAACTTTGTTTAGATTGATAAAAGGTTTTAGATATGACGATTACGTTGGATATACAGTCACAGGATCTGATGCAACAACTAATGAGATTATTTTTCAAAAAAAAGATAGTTATGGAGCAAAGACTGTAGATACTATTGCTAAAACAACAGTACCAGCTCATAGAGGTTTTGCAGTAGGTAGATTTTTAACTACAGAATTAAGATGGAATTGTTCTTGTCAGGATTTCTCTAGAAGAGATAGTTATGATTTATTTAGTCAAAAGAATCATGCTAAGTTTCCTGTAACAGCAATCAGGGATACAAAGCCTGGAAATATAATACAAAATGATGGAACTCTAGATGAAAGAAGAGATGAACCTGGAGTATTTAGAGACTTAGGTTACGTAACTATAAATAATTTTTATGAGTTACCTGAATATGAAGATGAAAAACAAGATTCTTTTCAAAATTTACAATATTATCAACTACGTTGGTGCAAGCATATTTACGCTGCTATGTGGTCTATACTTCATGATGAAGGTAATGAGCCACTGAAGTTAGCTGCAAAATATAATCAAAATGGTATAAATATTACGGTTGATTTTGAAAATCATAATTTAAATAAAAACGATAAAATTCAATTAAATTTTACAAGTGGAAATGCTATTTCAGGAGAATATACAATTACCAATGTTCCAAACCTAAATAGTTTTACAGTAGTTTATCCATTTACACAAACTACAGGTGGTTATGTAACTGTAGAGAATTTAAAAAAACATGAATATGTTGGAGCATGGTTACTAGAACCAAATGATAAACCTTTAGGAAAAGGTTATGAAAATTGGGAAAAGAGATGGGCTAAAGAAAAAAGAAAAATGCAAGAAGCTGTTGAAATTTTCGCTTTATATAATCGTTCAACAAAGTGGGAAGGTAATAAAAATATTATTGGTGATTTTAATTTACCTCAAGACGTAGCTAATTTTGATCCATCTGTAATTGCTATGACTTTAACCGATAGTCTTAAAAGAGATGCAAAAGGTGATTTAGATAGATCAGGTAAACAATTAAATACAACAAATAGAATGATTGCAATGGTAAATAAATTATTTAATAAATCTCCTACTGTTTTAGATGATATAAAGTTTGGAATTGTAAATAAACCTCTAGCTGAGTTTACTAACACTTTCGAGGCAGGATTATTAAAAGCAGGAGATTATATAAATGGAGAACTACTTGATGTCGCAGCAAATACAAGTAATTTAGATGCTGGTACATATAATCCAGAGACTGCCCAAGATACAGTAGTAGATGCAGGATTATATATAAATGTCTAATTATGGCAGTACAAATTCAAACTCGTAGATCGAGTACAGCGAATGATAGACCTTTTCCAATAAGATTAGGAACTGGTGAATTAGCGTTAAATAATAATAATACAAGTCCAGGTTTATTTTTTGCAGATGATACGGCTTCTCCAAGTACAGGTTTAATTAAAGTAGGTCCTGTTCATATTGGAAGCACTGCACCAAATAGTTCTCCTGCTGGATTTACATCCTCTAGTAAAGGAGAAACTTGGTTAGATACAGCCAGTACTCAGATATTTAAAGTTTATGATGGTTCAGCATTTCAGACTGTAAAAGCAGTGGCATCTGTCTCAGCTGGGCTTCCTACAAATCCTGTCAATGGTCAATTAGTTTGGGATACAAATAGTGGTGGTTCTTTGAAAATTTATTTATCTGCTAGTTCTGCATGGGTTGCCGTTGATTCTTAATTATTTACTTAATAAATGATCTAAAATTCTATCTAATTTACTATGAACACCTTGCATTTCTCTTAAAAAATCTTCTTTTAAAACATAATCGTGAAGAACTTCATTTTTTAATTTTTCTACATTTCTTTCTATTTTTTCAAATCTTCTATCTAATTTTTTATTAAAATTACCCAAAGCCCTAGTTATACCAGCAAAGGCTCCAATACTACCAGAAATGATTGCTGCAATAACTTGAGGTTCCATACCTTAATTATAATGGTAGGCACAGTTTAAAATAGATAATTATATGCAAATATTATGGCTACAGGTTACGAACCAAATATAGAAGGTGCTATAGCTGTCCTTAGAGACTTAATGATAGCGAATAGTTTTACGATGACTCGTCAACCTTATGAACCTAATTATAGAGGTTTAGTTGATGCTGTAATTGATTTAAAAGAGGGTTTCCCCACATTTGCTCCCTTACAGGTTGGATTTGATGCTACTGCATTTGAAGATGTCAGTGAGAATGATGCTTTATACATGAGAACTAGTGATGGTAAAGTAGGTAAAGCTAGTGCATCAAATGGTCTTCAAGAAAATGCTCAAGTAGTTGGATTTGCAAACGCAGATGCAAGTGCTGCTGCAACTGTCAAAGTTATTGTTATTGGATTAAAAACTATGAGTAGCTTAGATGCAGGAGATTTATATTTTCTTTCGCCATCTACAGCAGGAGCAATTACTTTAACTCCACCATCCTCTGCTGGTCAAGCTGTTGTAAGAGTTGGAGAGGCTTCCACAACAACAGAATTTGCCATTCGAATTGAACCACCTATTAAATTAAGCTAATGTCTAGTGTAGAAAATTACATTCCTTATGCACCTAATGCTCAAGGTTTAACAGAAGCATTAATTGATTTAAAATCTACAATGCCTAGTCAGACAGTATTTAAAGTTACTGGCTATAAAACTACAGCTTTTGAAAATGTATCTCAAGGAGATGTTGTATATTCAAGGGCAAGTGATGGACAGATTGGAAAAGCAATAGCTAGTAGTACTTTAGATAAAGCTATAGTTGCTGGAGTTGCTGAGACTACAAAAGCAGCTGGACAAGAAGTAAGAGTAATTGTTTCTGGAATAGTGTCTACATCTGGACTTGATTTAGGTGATCAATATTATTTATCAGCTGCCTCTGCAGGAGCCATTGTTAAAACTCCTCCATCAACAGCAGGACAGTATATATCTAGAATTGGAGAGGCTGGAAGTACTGGACAATTAATTATTAGAGCTGAACCACCAATACTTTTAAGCTGACAGTTTGGTCATCGTAAAATATATACAAATAAGTTCTTTTGGTTAAGAGCTTGATCGAGATATTAAATGGCAACTAGGAAGGCGTTAGTACTTGTTTCTGGTCTTTTTCAGGAGTTAAATTCTTCTTCTGATAAATTAGATTTTGCTGGAAATAGTACTTCCGATTTAAGTGAGGGTACAAATGAATATTTTACACAAGCAAGAGCTAGAGGATCGGTAAGTGTTTCGGCTGGAAATGGTTTAACTTATAACTCATCTACTGGAGTTCTTGGAACCAGTGCAATACCTAATTCTCAATTAGCAAATGATGATGTAACTATTGGAGGAACTGCAATAGCACTTGGGGCGACAGCCACAACTATTTCTGGATTAACTTCTTTAGTATCTAACACACTTAGTTCATTTACTGAGGGTCAAACAAATAGTATAACTATAGCTTCAGGAATAATAAAATTTGAAGGATCTACAGCTAATGATTTTGAAACAAGTTTAGCGGTCACTGATCCGACTGCAGATCGCACTATAACTTTTCCTGATGCAGGTGGAACAGTTGCTTTAACAAGCGATATTGTTTATCCAGTTACTCTAACTAATTCTGTAACTCTTACAAATAAAACTCTTACTCTTGGAAATAATACAATATCTGGAACTTTCGCTCAGTTCAACACTGCTGTTACTGATGCAACACTTGTTTCTACAACGGGTTCTGAAACTTTAACAAATAAATCTGTAAACCTTGCAAATAATACTTTAACTGGAACATTTGCTCAATTTAATACTGCTGTCTCAGATGCCACATTAGTTTCTACAACAGGAACAGAAACTTTAACAAATAAAAGTCTTACTGCTCCAATTCTTACAGGATCTTCTAGTTCTGCAGGAAGCATAATTTTTAAAGAAGATACTGATAATGGAACAAATTCTGCAACTCTTGTAGGACCTGCAGCAACTGCAGACGTAACATTAACTCTTCCAGCCGAAACAGGAACTGTCCTTACCACTGCATCTTCGATTGCTAACAGTAATCTCGCTAATAGTACAGTTACGATTGGTAGTTCAGCGGTTGCTCTTGGCAGTAGTGTTACAACTTTGACTGGGATAAGCTCTATAACTTCAGCAGCCGTAGTTGCAAATGCAAATGGATTCAGAATTAGAGATAATTCTGATAATACTAAACAATTAGCTTTTGATGCTTCAGGTATTTCAGGAAGCACAACAAGAACTTTGACAGTTCCAGATGCAAGTGACACTCTAACTTTATTAACAGCAACTCAGACATTAACTAATAAAACTTTGACCAGCCCTGTATTGAATACAGGATTAAGTGGAAGTGCATTTCTTGATGAAGATAATATGGCTAGTGATTCAGCCACAAAAGTTGCATCTCAGCAAAGTATTAAAGCTTATGTAGATGCTCAAATTACAGCTGAAGATTTAGATGTTACAGGAGATTCAGGATCAATTGCAATTGATTTAGATTCTGAAGCTTTAAATATTGAAGGAGGAACTAACATCACAACTGCTGCAACAGGTAACAAAGTTACAATTAATATGCCCACCGCTTTTGCAACGGAGGACTTTGCTACTGCAATAGCAGTGGCTTTAGGATAGTATTATGGCAACCCAAGTTCAATTTAG